AACAAAAGAACTCTATATTGATGGCCCGAAGAAAACAAGGAAATCTGCTTCAAAGCCTATTCCAGATTTACCAGTAAATGCATTTGCTTTTGAGGTACTTGAACTTGTATCGAAACAAAGATCAAAGGCAAAAAAGGTAGAAGCACTTAAAAAATTTGAACATAATTCTTTAAAGGCAATTTTTATTTGGAATTTTGATGAGACTGTGATATCAATTCTTCCTGTAGGGGATGTTCCTTATGCTGGTGTTGATGAGCAGAATTCATTTAGTGGTACTGTAAGTGGAAAGGTCGATGATGCCGTAAATAAGATGGAAGAACTTGGAACGCATTCTTTGGGTGCTAATGATCAGGGACATTCTTCTATTCGTAAAGAATATGATAAGTTTTATAATTTTCTTAAGGGTGGTAATGATGGATTGAGTGTTCTTCGTAGGGAGACAATGTTTATTAACATTCTTCAAGGTCTTCATCCTCTTGAAGCAGAGATTCTTATTCTTGTAAAAGATAAGAAATTGGAAACTAAGTATAAATCTATTACTAAAGAGATTGTCAGTGAGGCATATCCTGATATTAATTGGGGTAATCGCTCATGAGTACTGAAGTTCAGGAAGAGAAAAAAGAAGAGGTAGTTGCAGAGAAGAAGGAGAATAATTTTGATCCTTCTGTATATTCTTGTGAAATACTTCTAGAGAAAACTACAGAGCAGAAATCAAGGGATAAAAAATTTCCTACGGATGCTTTTAATGTTTCTTATATTGCTGATGGTGAGGAACGTTTAGATGTAACTCGTTCCAGTAAAATGTCAAATATTTTTGACATGTATTATGATAGATATGGCAATGTTAAAGATATTGCTTATGGACATGGATCAATTAATCCTATCCAATGGGGATATAAATCACCAGAAAAAAAGAAAAAAAGAAAATGAATTTTAATAGGAGAAAACAATGACTCAACATGAACAAATCGTAGAAGCTTTTGAAACCTACGTTGCAGAATCAGAATCCTTTGAGCAGAAGGGTGTTAAGGCAGCAGCTACTAGAGCACGTAAAGCACTTGGTGAATTGAGTAAACTTGCTAAGTCAAGACGTGCTGAAATTCAGGAGAAGAAGAATAATCAATGAATACTGAAGGTGAAACTGTTGGAGTAGGAACTACTTCCAACGAAAATATGAGGGTTGATCTTGATCCTGTTACCCTTAAAAAGGTGATGAAGGATTATAAGAGGATTAAGAAGTATATGAGATCACCTATCTACGAGATTAAAAAGATGGATGGAAACGAAAAAGTCATCACAAAGTTGATGAATGAGTTGGACAAGATTTAGGACGTACCAAAATCAACTTTTAATCTCATATATTGCCGGAAAAAAACTCCGGTATTTTTTTGATATGTAAGGTTTTGTAACAAATAATACATAACTACTTGTCTAAATATAGTAACTGTGTTATTATTAACACAATCGTTCACCTCATTAGAGGCGCAAGTAAGTCGCGGAACGCATTTCGTTCATCCCTTTACGGGGACGGAAACGACTAAAGGAACGGACCTAAAAATCCAATTACTTTAGGAGTAAAACAATGGCACTTAAGTACCGTGGTGTTGACTACAACACTAACCATAAGGATGGTTCAGTAACCACTAAAACTCTCACATATCGTGGGAATGTGTATTCTAACCTTAATCCTATAACTGGGTCTTGCCGTAAGGAAAAGATTCAGGAAACATACAGAGGTGTAAAGCATCAAGAGGTTAAAACCTTCTGTGCTTGATTATCTGACTTACAGATTCACTTTTAAGAGATCCTATTGACAGGATCTCTTTTTTTGTGTAAAATATATAAAAGAAAATTTTCTCATGGATAAGGACAAATTAAAACTTATTGTTCGTAATTTGGAATTATTGGTTGATTCTCTTAAAACAGAAGTTTATTCTGATGTTGAAGCATATAGAAATTCATCTGCCTTTAAGGAACCAATAGGTGATTATGATGAAATGTATGACGATGATGATGGTTATCCCGATTAAACTATGACTGTAAAACTTGTTACTGTTACTCCTGATGCGGAGCAACTCATGGCATATGTTGCCAGAGTATCTAATCCATCTAATCAGGATAATGAAAAATATGCAGGACTATTAAAGTACTGTATCAAACATAATCATTGGAGTGTCTTTGAACAATCTTCGATGACTCTTGAGATAGAGACTACTCGTGCTATTGCTGCACAGATACTGAGACATAGGAGTTTCACATTCCAAGAGTTCTCACAGAGATATGCTGCTAGTACTGCACTTGGTGATATAGAATTACCAGAATTACGTAAACAGGATGAAAAGAATCGTCAAAATTCTACAAACGATTTAGATCCTGAACTAATAGACAAATTGAATAAGCAAATGATTACTTTGTTTAGTTCTTCTAAGGCATTGTATGAATCTATGTTAAAGCAAGGTGTTGCTAAAGAGTGTGCTAGAATGGTACTACCACTCTGTACTCCCACTAGAATCTATATGACTGGTTCATGTCGTTCATGGATCCATTATATCAATCTAAGGTCTGCACATGGTACTCAGAAGGAGCACATGGTAATTGCAGAAGCATGTAGGAAGGTGTTTACCGAACAGTTCCCTGCAGTCTCAGAAGCCCTTGAGTGGGTCTAAATATCTTTATATGACTTTATAATTATGGCAACATATCCCGTGGTTCACAAAGAAACTGGTGAACAAAAAGAAGTTTCTATGAGTGTTCATGAATGGTCTAAGTGGAGTGATGACAATCCCGATTGGACTAGAGATTGGTCTGATCCTTCTACAATGCCTGGAATTGGTGAGGTAGGAGACTGGAAAGATAAGTTAAGAAAAACAAAACCAGGATGGAATGATGTTCTAGCAAAAGCACAAAAAGCACCTGGTTCTGGAGTTCAAAAATTATAATGTCTAAAAAAAGAAATGGAGATCAACCTATAGGGGTTGGTATGACCGCAAAACAAATGAAGCGGAAAAAGCCAGTAAATGCTGATTATCTTGTTAATATTGAACCTATTACTGATAATCAAAAAAGATTATTTGAATCATATAATTCAGGTAAACATATCATTGCATATGGTTCTGCAGGAACTGGTAAAACTTTTGTTACGTTGTACAATGCACTTAAAGATGTATTGGATGAAAAAACTCCTTATGAAAGGATCTATATTGTTAGATCTCTAGTTAGTACTCGTGAAATTGGTTTCCTTCCTGGTGACCATGAAGATAAATCTGACATCTATCAAGTACCATATAAGCATATGGTTAAGTATATGTTTCAGATGTCTTCTGATGCTGATTTTGATATGCTTTATGGTAATCTTAGAGCACAAGATACTATTAAGTTTTGGAGTACCTCATTTTTAAGAGGAACAACACTTGATAATGCTATTGTTATAGTTGATGAATTTCAAAACTTGAATTTTCACGAACTTGATAGTATAATAACAAGGATCGGTGAGGACAGCAAAATTTATTTCTGTGGAGACGCTACTCAAACGGATTTGCAGAAAACAAATGAGCGTAATGGAATCGTCGATTTTATGAAAATAATAAGATCAATGCCATCATTTGATCTTATTGAATTTGGTATAGATGACATAGTTCGTTCTGGACTTGTTAAAGAGTACCTTATTGCCAAACTTGAACAAGGTATGTAATGTTTAGTCATGTTGATTTGGATCTACAGCCTCTTGAAAGAGAGCATGTAGATGGAGTTCGTTATTATAAAGTTCCTGATGAGGAGGAACTTATTAAAATGGTTTCCATTACATCCGTAACCAGTCATTTTAATAAAGAAATTTTTATTAATTGGCGTAAAAGGGTTGGTAATAAGAAAGCAGATAAAATCACGAAAGCGGCTACAACCCGTGGAACTGATATGCACACTCTTACAGAGCATTATCTGAAGAACGACGATCTGCCAAGTGTCCCTCCTATTTCTGAATTTTTATTCAAAATAGCCAAGCGTAAATTAAACCTAATAAATAATATTTACGCTCTGGAAGGACCGCTATATAGTAGGCAACTAGGAATTGCTGGAACCGTTGATTGTATTGCAGAATATGACGGGGAGTTGGCGATAATAGATTTTAAGACATCTAAAAAACCTAAACCACGAGAGTGGATTGAACATTATTTTGTTCAAGCAATGGCATACGGTTGTATGCTATATGAGATGAAAAATATCTCTATAAAAAAACTTGTAATCATTATGGCTTGTGAAAATGGAGAATGTGTCGTCTATGAAGAAACAGACAAATCAAAATATATCAAACTCCTCGGAGAATATATTAGAAAGTTTGTTGGAGATAAATTGGAGCTCTATGGAACCTAAAAATGAATTAGAAAAGGCAATAGAGAGTAAGTTTCTCACTCCTCAAAAATTTGCTATTGAAATCGAAAAAATTGTTGCTCATGAGCAACTTAATTACATTGATGCAATAGTACACTATTGCGATATTAACAGTCTTGAGGTAGAATCAGTAACGAAACTTATTTCTAAGCCTTTGAAGGAAAGATTAAAGTGGGATGCTATTCGTCTCAATTTTATGAAAAAGACTTCAAGGGCAAAATTGCCTTTATAATGAAAGTGACTCCTTTCGAGACTTATCAAACTTATCTTTCAATGAAAAGTCATTTTACGAATAGTAAATATGACTTTTTTAAGTATGGTGGTAAGTCAAGAGCAACCATGACATCCTTTAATAAACGAAAGGATAAGTATTGGTTTGAAAAAACTTCACGGAAGTATTCTAATGAAGAGATTTTAAATTTTCTTTTAGCAAATTTCGTAACCACCGACACCCCACAAAACCTATGGATTGGAGAAATTATCAATTCTGGAGAAAGAAATTACGCAGAATGGATGAGAAAACAACAGAGTTTGACGTACTTATTCAAAGAACAGTCAAGCGAATTGCTGTTCAACAGAAAATTGAACGAAGTATTAGAATGCTCCAAGAACAAGCATCCAATAGTTCTAAAAAAGTATCTGGGTGGAGAAATTTCGCTAGAAACGCTTACGATACTGGAAAAAGTCTTTTCTTTCGTAAAAAACTTTGACAAAAACTTGGATGACCCAGTGTGGGAATCCGTAAGTTTAAAAATAAAGAAATACACACCCTTCATAAATATTAATGTGTTTCATTATAAAAAAATTCTACGAGAATTAATCAATGAGTGAATTCTTTAAATCTGAAATAGTTCAAGAAGAACTTCAAGAGATCAATGAGCTACAGACTGAAATCTATAGCAATATGATGAATATTCAAAATTCTGGTGGAGATGAAAAAGAGGAACACATTGATAAATTAACTAGGTTACTGGAACTACAACGTATGATGTACACGAGAGTGTCATTATCAGAAGATCCAGAAGCCAAAGCGATGAAAAAGCAACTAGAACAGTCAGTTACTATGTTGGGTTTCCCAGAAGGTACTGATATTAGTGTTTTATTTGAAGGTATGCAAAATACCATTCAATCTCTCAAAGATCGTATTGACTAATTTTTCAATCTCTGTTATAATCTAAACATCCAACAAATCCAATTTAATCCGAGGTAATCTGAATGTCTTTTAAAGACCTTAAAAAGCAATCTAAGCTTGGCTCACTAACCGCTAAACTGGTTAAAGAAGTCGAAAAAATGAATAATAACGGAGCATCAGGTGATGACCGTTTATGGAAATTAGACGTAGACAAAAGCGGTAATGGATATGCCGTAATACGTTTCCTTCCTGCTCCTAACGGTGAGGATCTACCGTTTGTAAAACTATACTCTCATGCCTTTCAAGGACCAGGTGGGTGGTATATTGAGAACTCTCTAACCACTCTTGGTCAGAAAGATCCAGTTTCTGAGTTTAATACTACTCTCTGGAACAATGGTACTGATGCTGGTAAAGAAACAGCACGTAAGCAGAAGCGTAAGCTTACTTACATCAGTAACATATATGTTGTTAAGGATCCTGCAAATCCTGAGAACGAAGGACAAGTCTTCTTGTATAAGTTTGGCAAGAAAATCTTTGACAAACTAACTGCAGCAATGCAACCTGAGTTTGAGGATGAAGAAGCAATCGATCCATTTGATTTCTGGCAAGGTGCCAACTTCAAGTTGAAAGCAAAGAATGTTGCTGGTTATAGAAATTATGACAGTTCTGAATTTGCTGCTCAAAGTCCTCTATTAGATGACGATGATGCACTAGAAGCACTTTGGAAGAAGCAATTCTCTCTCGAAGAGTTTGTTGCTGCTGATCAGTTCAAATCTTATGACGAACTGAAGAAGCGTCTTGGTTATGTTCTTGGAAACAAAGCTCCAGTACGTCAAGACCCTGAAGTCATTGATGAAGATAATGATCGTGGTTCAGCAGAAGAATTAGTTACTGCTGCTACAACATCATCAAGATCAACATCAAATGATGATGAAGATGATGCACTATCGTACTTTGCTCAACTGGCAGAAGAATGATACTAGAAAGGGGTCTCACGACCCCTTTTTTTATGGCATTAATAAGTCTACGTTGACTGCCATTATCATCTTATCGTTAATATATTCTGAAGATTTGTCATAAGTCATTATATTTCTCATATCATTTAAGAATTGTTGTAAATATCCCTGTTTCAATAGATATATGCTTCTTTTATCATCATTTTTGCGTACTTCGTAGATATAATTACTAACTCCTGTTCTGGCATCTGTTCCAGAAACAGTTACATTACCACCATCATGATATGAGAGAGAAAAGTTACTATCAACGTGCTTTCCTTTTGGCATAATTAATCTGCCTTTACTATCTTTAATTTCTTTTGTTTCGTAGAATTTAGTAGCATTTAGATCTGTTCCATATTTTTCTAGAGAGTAATCATAGAGTTGATTATCTTCAAGAGGCCATTCATCTCTTACATTAATAATACCAGCAGTCATTAATACAACCCAATCTAATTCAGCACTACCATAGTATTCTTCGGCAACAGTGTCTGGTCTAGATCCGTGTGGTAGTTGATATTTGTCAAATAAGGTAAAAACATTCTGAAGATCATCTCTTAGTTTGATTCTACGGAAGTAGTTTTTTACTTCAACATAGTCAAATGATGAATTCTTATCAGAAAGAAATGATGGGTATAATAAATTTGGTAGTTCTCTGAAATATGACATTTTAGTAACCTACTGAATCATGGTCGTTTACTGCATCATAATCAATATCATATATTGGTTCAAGTTCTTTGAATGATAAGTCCATTAGATATGAAACTGGTGATCCATCTTCATATGTAGAATACACACCGTCACCAGTATAATTAACTGCTATATCAGTAAGAAGACATTGTTTAAATTTATGTAGATATTTGTGATCTTTATTTCCAGTTCTGTATCTTAACTCAAATACATTTGGTGTTTTTAAGAACCATGCACTTTCTTTTTCTGTACCTCCTTTTGCCTTTGGAGCCATATTTCTTTTAAATGCTCTTATAATTAATCTTATTTGTTCTGCTTCATTTCGGTTTCTTGGAGTCATTTTAAATTGGAATTTAAATGCTCTTATTGTAGGACCATCAAATAATAACTCCATGTTTGGGTTTATTATTTCACCAGTTTGTCTTGCCATTAACTGATTAACGGTTACATTGCCACCAAATATACCTAATGCTGATGCTGTTAATTTATTAAGTGCTACATCTTTTACTGTGTCTAAATTAGTACCTGCGATTGTAGCATTTTTAAAATCAGAAAGACCTTTAGAGAATTGGTCTGATATTTGACTCATACCTCCGTCTAATTCAATACTCATTGCATCTTTAATGGCACTTGCACCTGCTGCCTGAAGTCCATTCAAATTATTATGACCAACTTTAACAGAGTTTCCATCCTGTACATTTGATGGAATTGGTAATAATATAGTTCCTTCATTCTTTAGTGGTCTTCTTGATAGTGCATATGATCTTGTACGGCCAACTTTATTATTGAGTGAATTTCTTCTACCACCCATTTTTCCTTTAAATTTGGCTCCTTGACCTTTTACTATCACCTTTTCAACTTTGTCATGATCTACACCTTCAATCTTTTTAAATGGTACTTCTATGGTTTTATCTTCTGTTTTCTCTCTTCCAACAGGTTTATATTCAATAATATCAATCTGTAGATAATCAGTATGTTGTGTCATACCCTCATAAGGATATCTTAATATACCTGGTGGTGCAGGTTTAGTTATTTTATTACCTTTTGGATTTACTTTTTTTGATTTTTTATCGAGAAGTTTTTGATTTTTTTTACTAATTATTGATTTATTTCCACCTGTTACATCATCAGATAAATCTACTCTATCTGCATTTAATCCATCAACTGTTTGTTGTGTTATTACACCCTGATTAATTAATACAGCATCAAGCTGTTCTTCTTTTTTTATGTCTGCTAAATCAGCAGCACTAACGTTTGTTGTTACATTAGCATCAACAGTTTCTTGTAATTCTCTATTTTCTAATGGATCTTCTTTCCAGGTTCCTAGTGCCATTATATACCTGTATTTTTATCTATTTAGCATGAATTTTGCAAAAGGTATTTTTTCAAGGTCATTTATTTCATCATTAGTGACTTGATAGAGCTGTCCTGCTATTTCAGTCCATGTATATTGTCTAGATTTACCCCAGTGAAAGTTAATTCCACGGAATCCCCAAGGAAAAATATCTGTTACTGCCACAAAGGGATTTTGATCATATCGAATACCTGGAGTTTTAGGGGTATATACAAAAACATAGAACTCTCCTGCATCGGGTATGGGTGTTACTGTATCATTAAGAGCATCCATCATTTCTAACATTAGATCATCAGGATCTTCGGTTCCAATTAAATTTTCTACTATAGAAGATAAGCGACTCATTTGATTCCTAATTCGTGTTCTGTTAGTACTTTAAATTCCCACATACGATCTTTGCAAAAATCTGTTGCTGCTTTCCATTTTGCTTGATTTCTAGCATATTCATATACTTCATAGATATAACCTTTTGTTTGTTTCCTTTGTTTCTTAGGTTTAATAGTTTGTTTTAGTGGTTTAATTTCTATAATATACCTTTTAACTTTTCCACCATTTTCCTTGACTTTAATATAAAAATCTGGAAAATATCTATGTACTTTATTATCAATTGGTGAACGGTAAGGTAGTGCTATTTCTTCACTTCCCCACTCAAGAATATTTATATTTGAGTCGCAATATTTCATGAATTTTAGTTCCCAAAGGGATCTATATGTAATGCGAGTTGGGTCTCCTTTATACTTGTAGGGACACCTTGGTTTATATTTTCCTCGATAAGCCATAAATAACTAAGATAATCATATTAGATATTTAGAGTGCCAGATTCATTAGCAAGAAGAATAACAATGCCAGAGGCCAAATCCCTTATTGGGGGTTTAGCACAAACTAATCATTATGTGGTTAGTTTTTCTTCATTGACTCCTGCTGTTGAGACATATTTGAAGAGATATTCTAATGTAGGAAATCTTAGAGATTTTCTTTCAAGAAGAGCAGGAATTCTTTGTAGTGATGCATCATTACCAACTTCCAATCTCGCAACAGCAGAAGTAAAGGATAGTTTTATGGGAATTCCGCAGGAATATGCTCATACTAGATTATTTACCGATATGGATTTTACTTTCTATGTTGACCAAGACTATACAATATTAAAGATTTTTGAAGGTTGGATGGAGTATATTGGTAGTGGAGCAAATAGAAGACTGAGGCAACAGGATAAAGGTTTCTATAGAAGAATGCAATATCCTGATAATTATAAAGTCAATAGTATGCAGATTACCAAATTTGAAAAAAATCATAGACGTGAATTAAGATATAAATTTATAAATGCCTTCCCTAAAGCAATAACACCAGTACAGGTTTCATATGGTGACGCTGATGTACTGAAAGTTAGTGTAAGCTTTAACTTTGACCGTTACGTCGTATTCTAGAAAATCACGTATATATAATAATACTGAAGTGCTATACACATTATGCCTTTACCAAAAATTAATACACCAACTTATGATTTGGTTTTACCTTCTTCTAATAAGAAGATAAAATATCGTCCTTTTTTAGTCAGAGAAGAGAAGATCTTAATAATTGCACTGGAGTCTGAAGACATGTCTCAGATTACTTCGGCTGTTGTTGATATTTTAAATTCATGTATTCTCACCAAGGGTATTAAAGTTGAGAAACTTTCTACTTTTGATATTGAGTACTTATTTTTAAATGTACGTGCAAAATCTGTTGGAGAGCAGGTTGAAGTTAATATCACATGTCCTGATGATGGTGAAACAACCGTTCAGATGCCTATTGATATTGATGCTATTAAAGTGAAGAAAAATAAGGATCATAAGGATATTATCAAGTTAGATGATAATTTATCAATAAAGTTAAAGTATCCATCTCTCACTGAATTTATTCAATCTAATTTTGATGCAGAGTCTACAACAGATGTTGATACAACTATGCATATGATTACATCATGTATTGAATTGATCTATAATGATGAAGAAAGTTGGAGTGCTTCTGATTCTACACCGAAAGAACTTGAAGAGTTTGTTGATCAATTGAATACAAAACAATTTAAGGATATTGAAAAATTCTTTGATACTATGCCTAAACTTTCACACACGATAAAGGTAAAGAATCCTAAGACTGATGTAGAAAGTGAAGTAGTTTTGGAGGGTTTAGCTGCTTTTTTCAGCTAGGTATGGCTCATACTAGTTTAGAGTCATACTATAAAACCAATTTTGCATTGATGCAACACCATAAATACTCATTAACAGAGCTTGAAAATATGATCCC